GTAGAAAGACCTCCAACGGCCATTTGACCATCAGTTGTGTAGATTACCTCCTCATTGTCTCTAAACTTGTGATAGGTCGAAAAACCAATAGTACTGGAACCTAAACTTACCTGTGCAGAATTCTGTTCTGAGTTAAAAGGTACGGTATGAGTTACAGAAGAAAGTCTAACTTCAGCCGCGGCCTCAACACCATTACCACCAGATATGGAAACAAATGGTTTATCTTGGTAATCAAAACCACTATCAAGAATATCAATTCTTTCTAGACCACCTTTTACATTAGCAATACCCGTTGCACCAGTTCCTACCTCATCACTAATTCTTACGATGGGTGGATTTATGATATCATAACTTTTGCCACGATTTACAATATTAAATTGTTTAACAGTACCATAATTTATTTTATTAGGAGATTTATAGTTCAGAACCTCAACACCATCATTCAAGATACCAATGTGACCCGAAACAGTTGTATATTTACCACTCTTGTTTATAGGAGTTGAAATACTTCTGTAAATGGGTTGAGGTTCAAATGACTTATTGTAGAAATTAAAGTAAGTAAAATTAACCTTAGTCACACTACCATTAAGAGTAACAAAAAGGTCACTAAAAAGATTTGACCTACTCTTGGAAAGTTTAACATTCAGGTTGTCAATCCTCTTGACATAGAAGAGACCTTCTTCAATATTCTCAAATGTTGATGTAGTTGATGTGATTATATCATTTCCATCAGTGTCAGTTGTGGTGGTAATAGTTTCACTTGGTGTATAGTAAATTGCATCACCAGTATAAAAACCATGATCACCAGTGGTCAATAGTTGAAGAGTATTATTAGTAGCTTTACCAGTGAAATCTAAACTTCTATTATATGGATTTATTTCAATATTGTTATATGATGGAATAGAATTGGATGATATGAGAATATCATCATTAAACTTTGTATAAGTATTCTGAACATTTACAAAATACTTTTTAAGATGAGGATAGTCTGTAGAATTTACATACAGAGTTTTATTTTCTACTGAATACGATACTGCAGAATCTAGTGTCTTTTGGACATTGATTGTAAACTCTGTGGTAGATACAATGGAAGCAACCGTTCCTTCAGTGAATAAATTGGATTCATCATAAAAATTAACCTGATTACCAGGATTTAATACATGAGGATTATCTATAACAATATTATATAATTTCGCAGTGTCATCAAGAAGAGTAAGTTCCTTTACTTCCCAACCAGCTTTTACATTTAGATTCCAGTTTCTAGTCTTCTTTATATCCTTCTCGATACCAATTGACTGATATTTAATAGTATCATCTTTTTTGAGACCATAATTTTTACTATTAAAGACAATATCTTTAAGGGCAGTAGATATTTTTACTTGGATTTTTTCCGAAGAATCTGATTGACTTACATATGCATATGCAATATCAAACATGGTAATCTCTGTACCCCTTTTAAGTTCTTCGGTGGTCGAAGGAACGTTGAAAAATTGGTTATCATTTTTACCAGAAAATGATAACTCGTAAGGATCACCATCAACATCTATAGTATCTAATTGACCACTCTGTGGAAAACCTACAGTAGAGTCCACATCAATAAATGTTGAGCCAATCGAAACATCGTTTAAGATCTGGGTCTTCTGTACGGGTTTGAATGCACCCAAAACAGTTCCATTTACGTCAATGTCTCTTTGATATCCAAGGTCGAGACTAACTTGATAATATGTCTTTTCATTATATACAACCGGTCGGACATTACTTATAGATCCTCTAGCACCGGTACCATCCTGGAAAAGAGTTTTATTCTTGAGATCCATAGGATCACCAAGATACTTCTCAACAATAATATCTGTAGTTACCTTAAAGTTCGCATTGGATGGTGTTAGTAGATACTCACTAGGTCTTACTAATTCTACATCTTCACCATAAAGTGCTCTAAAAAGAATCTCAAATGATTGACTAGTTCCTTTTGACTTGTAGAAACTATCAGAACTCAAGATAAAGTTTTCTTGTTCCAATCCCGAATATAAACTTCTATCCTCAAAACCAGGAAGAACCTGTGTTTTCAACTTGGTTAGGAACTTTTGTAGAAAAAGAATACTTAAGTTCTTAATTTCTGTAGTTGCAGTATGAGTATCTGCCAGAGTTGTAGTGAATACTAATTCATCAGGAGTATTCGATCCTTCATAGGAAGTTACTGCACTAAAACCCCTTCTACAGTTTTCAAAGGTTCTATCTGTCTTATACTCATAATAAATGATTTCATCATCAATCTGAATCAAACCATCTCTAGTTGGAAATCCCTCAGTAAAGTTTCCTGTAGTATCAGTTGTAATTGTGGTGTCAGTATAAGATAAGTTTGCATTAAGAACTGTAGAGGTTACGAGGTGGGTTAGTTCCTCAACCTTTATGTACTGATCAATATTCTGAACAAGATCATATGTTCCACTTTCAAATTCTTGAGAGACATAGTATTGTTTTAGAAACTCTCCAAGAAGTGGATAGTCATCTCTAACAAAGTCGGGAATTTGACTTTCGACAATATTCTGGAACTTAATTCTATCTACTGACATTCTTTACTATCTGATGAGAGATCCGTTTGTATAACTGGATGATACTATGTAATTTGTACCAGAAACATCGTTACCAGAAGAGATGTTGTCAGAAATAGTACTTACAATAGTGTTAGATGTATCTAATTGTAAATAAAGATCCTGATAACCAAGAACATCATTTGAATATGGTGATGTTGAAATCTCAATTAATGGTATCGATCTATTTACAGTTGTTGCAATAATATTAATTGGATTGAGTTTGATCTCACCTTTGATATAATCAATGGTTCCAATTGAGTTTTTTAGAATAATAGGTTCTGTTGGTGAGTTTAGTTTGAATAGGAAGATAGTTCCTGTTCTTAAATCACTATTTGGATTGTCTCCAAGATAAACTACTTCACTGATGCCACTAACTCTAAACCCTGAGGACTTAATATTATAACCCAATTCACTCTTGACATGGAAACGATTTCCATAACAAATTTCATATTCTGTGAAACTATTTAACACAGGTTCCAAATCTCTTCTCATGACCACTGTGGTGATGTTTGAGGCTACAGAGGACTGGCTGTCATCAACAATTTTTTGTAACTTACTATACTTAAATCTTGCACCAAACCTATTTAAACCTTTCGATTTGGAGTAAGTTTCAATATTTCTAGTAATCTCTGATCTAACAAATGCTGGAGAAGTTACAAGGTCTGTATTGTAGTATGCCTTGACATCTAATTCAAGGTAAAGATACTTTAAATCAATAATTTCCGGGACAATTCCAACTACAGAATACTTTTTCAAATTATTTTTAAGATTTTCTTTAGTGTCTTCCGACACGTACACACCATTTTTCGGTTTGATACTGATAAAAACTTTACCATAAGCCGGAGGTGTCAATACTTCACCACCAAAAGCTGATACAGATTCCGTTTCTGAATATAATTTTGGTACAATCGCCTCATAATCTGATGCAGTAACAGCTCTATTCTGTGACGCATAGATTTGAGTCGCATATTTCTTCACTGATTCAGTGGGTTCAATATCTTTTCCACCGAAAGATGGGCTATTTGTTGTGATCAGAGAAATATTATTATTAATTGTAAGACCATTATTGTCTACTAATCGACCACTAAATCTAAATCTACTGATATTATCTGCTTCTGGACCAGCACAAACTGGATAACTGACATCAATAAAGTTGGGTTCTTCTAATTTATTACCAAATACACCATCACCAAATAAAAGTTCGTATCTTTCACCACTAACTTCCTTAATGAAATATACTTTTGACTTTGAATCTACATCAAAAAGACTACTTTCAAGATTATATTTTTGTTTAACCGTTGAAGTTTGTGAATCTTTTACTGATACACTAATTAAATCTGTATCAATCCCTGGATTAGACAAAACATACTTCTGATTAGGAAGTCTTGAACTTACAGTAAATGATTGTGTAATCCAAGTTCCCTCATAAATGTCAATATCACTGAATATTGCGATACCATCAGAATTAACAGTTGCGGTAACATCTGTGGGAATGACAAAGGTGTAGTTTTCAGTTGAGAATTTTATACTACTAGTAACACAAATACCTGATTTCAATGTGATTGATGATGCACTTGTGTTTGATGCATCAACCGAAAAACTAATATTCGCTTTTGATGCCTTTCTAGATCTTGGAAAATAACCAATATTTCTTGCTAAAGATACTACGTTAGATCTTAACGTGGCACTATCAATGAATACTTCATTCGTCACCATATTGGTGTTGTATGAAGTGATGTATGTGTTATAGGCTAACACATCGATAACTGTTGAAAGGTTCGACCCTTCAAAATCATAATCAGTAAAGTTTGAATTCGCCTTAAGGTAATCCTTAATCGAAGTCTTTATCTGATCAAAATCTAAATTAGTAAAATTGACTAAAGGCATTTACCTAGTGGGTTCTAATGCTAACGATAATTCTTGTGCGGGAACATCTATTCCAACAACTTCATATCGAATAGTTACATCCATTGAAGCTACATCGTGGTTTGGAATCACATTAACTTCAATAAGATCAACTCTTGGTTCGTAATTTTCAATAGTTGTAATAATTTCATCACGGATAACAGACGCTGTCTGTAGATCCACACTTTCAAAAAGAAGATCATAGACCTTAGAACCTAATGCAGGTTCAAATGGTCTCTCTCCTCTCTTTGTAAGAATTAAATTACGAACTGCTCTCGATATTGCGGTTGTATTTTTAATCGCAATCAAATCACTGTTCAGAGGGTTAATCTGAAATGAGGCACTTAAGTCCTTAAATTCTGAACTAACCCTTGGGACTGGCACAATGATACAAGAATACTGTCTTTATTTAGACAGATATTTTCAATATTCGTTTAGTACTATCTGTTGAGCACCACAAGTACACTGATGATCAGGGTGAGAACAATCAGTTGTTTCAAAAAGTCCATCGGTGTTCACTTTTTTCTTTGTATTCTTTGGTGTAAGACTATCATTTGCAATCTCACGAAGCATATTGTTTTGATCTTCCATTATTCTTCTTTAGTAGATTTACTATCTAGTTGAGTGACCTCATACATGAAGTGATCTGATGTTTCAATCTTTCTCTTATTCTCCACAGAATAAGCGGTCATATCAATTTCATATCCAGGATTTTTATCAATCCTATTAAAGGTCCATGCATCATCATACCAAATAATTCTATTATTAGGATATGCATAGTAGTTACCAGTCTCTACCTTAAAGATATGGGCACACTTATGTTCTGGCGTCTCTGAAAAGTTTAAATCCATTACACCTTTATTCTCCCACGACCAATCAAGAGTGAACATATACTCACCTTGAACTTTCTTATTATCAGGACGAATGAGTTCTGCACATAATCCTGCCAGTCTATGCCGTCTCTGAACGTCCACATAAGGTGAGAAACAGTCCCAGTATACAATGTCTTCTAATGGTTCTATAACTGCATCTGATTTCCAACAGAATGCATGTAGAGGTCTTCTTGTCCAGTTCACTCCATTCTCTAGAAATGCTTCAAAGAGTGGTGTTCTCTTCTCAATACTTGCAACAGAATGAACATCACATCGTGTAACCTCACCATGACCCTTCTTATGATTATATAAGAACTCATTACGAATATAACAAGACCAATCAGGTAAACTATGATTTAAATACGCCATTCTCTTTCTTCTGGAAAATAATAGTCTAGTAGTTCTTCATTGGGTAGAATGTCTCTTGTGGAGTACAGACAACCATTATCCTTATTATAGGACACATTTGGTGAAAGTGAATGGTTGATATAATACTGAGGACCAAGTTTATCTAGATCACAGTCAATCCAGAATCCCTCATTATCATAGTAAGTCAATGACTTAAGGTAATCATGAATCTCTTCAGGAACATCCCACCACATTTCTTTCTTCATCTTATCAGGTTTGAAGATTAAAGTATCACCAGGAATATGAACCAAAGAAAAAACACCTACCCCACCACAGACTTTACTGGGAGCGAGATAAGTGTAAAGTGTTTTATTATAAGACACTACCGTCCTTGACCTCTATACTTCTTCTTTGCACCATTACGAGAAGTGGCACTCAAGAGAGTATACTGTGAACGACCCTGACGGGACTTCTTTGGTTTTGCGGGAATGTAGTTCCCATCTTTCATCATAGCCATAGTTAATTACCAGTTATAAAAAGTGTACGTTAATGTGATCA